TATGCTCCTGGGAATGCAGCACCTGTCGGTAAGATGTTGAAGTCAATAATAATGAATTCAGCGGTCTTCGAAGGTTGCAAGAATATTTGACCATACATAATGTTACGATCAATTACATCTGGAGTGTTATTCGTTTCATCCATTACAACTCGGAAAGAATATAAACCTTGACGTTGTTGTACTGATTCTAAATATGGATTACAAATATTTAAGAAACGGTTACGAGTTGCAGCGGTATTTTGTTCAAATACTAAATACTTAGTTGCTGATGCAATGTATTTCTTAACTGCAATTAATAAACGTCTTACGTTAATTCTATCCAAAGCAGACGGTTTTGCTTGAAGTGTTTTCTGACCCCATACACAAACACCTTGACCAGGGAAAGTAGCAATAGGATTAACACGGCCTTCATACAATTCATCTCTTTCAGCGTGAGTTAAACGAGTATAAGCGTCTAATACAGAAGTTAAACCACCACGATTTAAACCTGCAGGAGCATACCATTCAGCAGCTACTCTATCATTAAATGCTAACACACCTGGAATAACAACACTTGGTGGAACCCATACTGGTTTATTAATACCAGCGTCTAATATTTTAACCCAAGGATAATAAGTAGCAGCATAATTGTTATCAAAAGCTTCTACTTCTCCTGTTACTGTTGCGATATTAGCAGTTAAACCTGCAGCGTCGAATACTAAGAAAGTATCTCCTCTATCTAAACACATATTAGCAGCATAGTCGACAACAGCTGAGTGATATTGCTGAATAACTCCCGGTAACACTAACATATTAATATCTAATTCGTCAGGATTGGATACTGCATCAATAGCATTTTTATATACTGAATAATCTTTAGCTGAGTTAGAGCGTAAGTCATATCCTTGAGTATTTGAAGCTACGATATCTGCTCCTACTAAAATTCTACGATTAGGTTGAATACCATCAGAACCTCCTTGAAAAGGAACAATAAATTTACGAGAATCAATTAATGTATTATTCGTTAAATCAATTGAACCAGAATAAGGTGCAGCTGCTGTTGGGTAGCTTGCTCCAGCTTCTTGATTGAAATTGGTTAATAAGAAGTTTGCATTAGATCCTGTAGTAGCGTTTGTCTTAGGAGTTGGTTTTAAATAATTGATATTATCTGTTAAAGATAAATCATAATCAAATCCAAAGAATTTACGTTTATTGTAAGTACCATTTACAGTCTGAGTAGCTACAAAGCTAGCAGCTGGTACACTTGTAAATGCTGAAGGTGTTGGGTTATATAAAGCAGCGAACCCAAAAGGAACTAATTCTACAGAATAAACACCTTTAGCTACGTTGCTATCAACTTCTACATAAACATATTTAGATTTATTTGGATAATCGCCATTAGCTATAACCTTTCCAGATGCAAAGGTTAAATAGCGGTCACCAATTACTCTAGAAATATATCTAGCTGAATTAGGGTCTAAATTTACATTGTCATAGGATTCTAATACATTAGCACGAACATCTGAATCAGTCGTTGTATATGGAGAACCTACTGCTGTTAATTTAGTTTGATCAACTGCACGAATTGCTATAGTAAATGATCCATATTCTGAACCAGCTACAGTACCCGCAGGTTTGATATTTGAAATTGCAATTTTAGTTTCATAGTTAGCGTGAACGCCGTCAGTAATAGTATGAAGCTTAAATAAATTTTGACTTACGCCGTTTACTCTTTGTGAAATAATCCATGGAGTTTGAGCTTCTAAGAATGAATCAGAGAAATCAAATGAACCAGATTGAAGTTCAATTATACAAGCTGGGTCAGCTGCTAATGAAGCAGATGCTGCTGTTCCAAAGAATGTATATAAATAAGCTGGAGCTGATGATACATTAGCTTGCTTACTAAATACTCTAGACATATAATTTGCATTTAAGCTAGACAATGAAGCGCTATAAATAGCACTTGAAGGTCCTTTTGCATTAGGGAATGCAGCGGTGTCTACTGTATAAGATCCTGAAATTGAAATTACAAACGATCCACTAGTATTAGCAGATAATGCTGATAAATGAAACAAGTTTGTTGTCCCGTCATAAAATGCATCTGTTTCAGATAACACTTGAGAAGGGTGAAGTAAAGCAATTTGCTTTCTTCCAAACGATCCTGAAGCTACTACTGCGATTGGATTAGCTAAGCTATATCCATCATCATGTAATGTACGAACAACTGTTAATTGTCCTGAGTTGTTTAAATACTCCTTAGCGGTGTAAGGTAAGTATAAGTTTGGATTTGTGTCTCCGAAAATTTGTGCAAACTCTCCGTAAGATGTTACTGAAATTGGAACCATTGCTGGCCCTTTAACTGTCGGACCTACAAATGCTGCGCCAATATTAGCAATACCCTGAGGTAAGAAAGACAAATCTTTTTCTTCAGTAAACACACCGGGGCTAACGATTTTTTCTGCCATTGTAATTTATGATTAATTGATTGTTAAAGATTTTTATCTACTTATAAATATGATTTAGTTGACTCAAACAGATGGTGTAAACTCACCAGTTTCAATGTTTATTTCACCTTGACCATATTTTTTAGTAACATCATCTGCAAATTTAATTTCTTCTGTTTGAATAGTTAAATATTCATTTGAGAATGTTTCTTCTAACTGAGTTAATCGATTAACCTGAGAATTTAATAGAATTTGTTCTATTTTTAACTGACCTAATTTTGCTGTGATATCAGCATATTTGGTTTGAAGACTATTGATAGTCTGAATCTCTTCTGGAGATAATTTGATTGGATTTGACATAACTAATTTATATTATATTATTATATATTATAATTAATATTATTTATTATTAATATTATTATATATTTAATATAATTATCGCATACCCTTTTCAAACATTGACTATGTTTAAAAATTTACTATAATGTAACTTCCACCCATTCCAACTCGAGCTCGTCCCATATATAATTGCCGCTGCTAGGATAAGATACAGGAGCTTGCCATTTGAAATTATTGTTTAAAGTCCAGCTAGCAAATGGTTTTGGAGAGATAAAAACGTTATTAGTTTCATCCCAAGAATCTCCAATTGCTGCATATTTACTTCTAAAATTACTATTATAAGATGTTTGTCTGATAGCATCGTAATCATAAACACCTTTTATATTTAATGAGTTTATAAAGTCAATACCTAACTGCTCTATCTCTGTACCATTGTCAGTTATAATATTATTATCAATAACAATTACTGATAATACTATAGAGTCTTTTATCAATGCAAAATTTGCCATTATTGAAATTTATATTTTATTACTACTATACCTGAACCGCCATTTCCTCCACGTAAAGATCCTCCACCTGCTTCCCCGTATCCACCGCCGCCGCCGCCGGTGTTTGCAGTTCCATCTCCTCCATTAGTTCCTGATCCTCCCGTAGCTCCCGCTCCTCCTCCTCCATTTCCACCTGCTCCAGCAGAACCGCCTGCTACATATGTCGAACCTCCACCACCGCCTGCAAGAGCGTTACCAGTAATTGTCGATACAATACCAGCTCCACCAGCTCCGCCAACTGCAGTTTCATCTCTATTTTGATACCCATTATTTCCAACAGCTCCAGCACCTCCGCCGCCGCCAGCAGCGTAATCACCTGTTCCTAATTCACCTGAGCCATCTCCTCCATTGTTTCCTTGACCAGCAGTACCAGAAGCTCCAACAATTGAAGCTCCACTTCCTACTTGAGCTACACCAGCACCTCCACCACCAGAACCTCCACTTAAAGGAGATATTCCGTGACCCCCACCTCCACCACCGCCTACGGCTGTGTTTCCATCAAATGTTGTATTGTTACCTGATCCGCCAGTTTGATAGTAATTATATGAACCAGCTCCTCCCGAACCAACTACTACGGCGTATGTTGTTGCTCCTGAAGATAAAGAATAATCTAGGTTTTCTATTAATCCACCAGCTCCTCCTCCACCTCCAATGTATTGACCTCCACCACCACCTCCACCTGCAACCATTAATACTTGTATAGTGTCGTTTGGAGAAGTGCCTGCATTAGTAACTACAAAGTTTGTAGATCCCGCTGTCGTAAATGTATGTATTTTATAATCGCCATCTGTTGTTACCGTTCCTCCTGTTGCTGTTGTAAATGAAGCTAACTCAGGTAAAGTTACTCCGGCCATCTTTGTTATAGAAGCTCGAGTAATTCCATTAATTTTAGTAATAG